ATGGAAGAAAAGCAATACTTCAAAAGTATAAAAGAATCAGTCTGGCGTGGTAAGTTCAAAACATTAAGGGACTATTACCTTTCTGGGGGAAATACAGATCCAGTCACAAAAAGGCTGCAATATGACCCTCAATATTATGAATTTGACAAATACGAATTACAAATAGATCCTGATGAACCACTTGACAACGTGGAAAAATATGACCCTGTCAGAAGAAAAAAAGAACTGATCAAATGTGCCGAAAGTTTTGATTACTTTTGTCACAAATATGTCAAGATTCTTCACCCGATGAGAGGTCTTATACCGTTCGTTCTTTTTAAGTATCAGCGTAAAACAATTCGTGATTATGAAAATTATCGTTTTAACATTATTTCTAAGTTTCGTCAGGGTGGTCTTACGACTGTAACCCTTCTTTGGGGTTTGTGGAGATGTATGTTTCAACTTGATCAGCAGATCATGTTGTTGTCGAAAACCGACCGTGAAGCTACAGATATCGGCATGATGATTGACAGAAGCTGTGAAAACATGCCTGAATGGCTTAAACCAAGGAAAGATGCTAAATGGAATGACCACTTGAAAATGTTTACTGATACTGGATCAGCTTTGAAATTTTATTCTCCAGAAGCTGCTCGTGGTAAATCAGTTACATTTTTGATTGTAGACGAGTGTGCGTTCATTGATGACATGGAAAAGCACTGGAAGGCTATGTGGCCAATCCTTTCAACAGGTGGTTCATGTACTCTTGTTTCTACTGTTAATGGTCTTGGCAACTGGTATGAACAAACTTATAATGAGGCTAAAGAGGGCCTGAATAAATTTCATGTTATTGATTTGGATTATTGGGAACATCCAGATTACAATGATAAAAAATGGGTTGCTGAACAGAAAGCACAGTTAGGTGAAAAAGGATTTCGTCAGGAAGTTTTGCGTGAATTTCAAGGATCAGGTGAAACTTATTTTAGTGCAAAAATCATTACAGGTATGACGGAACAAACAAGAAATAATTTCCCAAGTCGTAAACTATTTCCAAAATGGGCAAACCAAATTGGCAGAATTGCACAATTGGAAACTGATGATAATAGAGGCGCAATGTGGATTTGGAAAGATCCTGTAGAAGGTCATGAATATATTCTCACCGCAGACTGCGCTGAAGGTCAGGGAGAAAACAATGATAGTAGTGTTTTTCATATCATTGACACAGCAACTTTAGAACAAGTAGCTGAGTTTTATTCAAATCTGATTATACCACACGAATTTGCACAGGTAATCAATGAAGTTGCAACATTTTACAATAATGCATTAGTTGTAGTTGAAAACATGGGTCCGGGAGGAGCAGTTCTGAGTTCTTTGCAGCATACTTTATACTATGATAACTTATATTACGAAAATACAAAAGGGGCTAATGCAAAGCCGGGCGTAAAAGTAGGTCAGACTAATAGACCTTTGTATCTTGAAGCTTTGCAAAACAGACTTACAAACATGACTGTTAGAATTAACAGTATAAGATTTGTTACTGAGTTACAGACATTTGAATATAATAGAGTAAGCAGAAAAGCACAAGCTCAAAAAGGTAAACACGATGATGCCATCATGGCTATGTGTATTGGACTTTACATTCGTGACACTTTATTGCGTGATTTGCCAATGGGCTCTGAAAAGCCTAAAGAGTCCATGCAAATAGTTAAAAACCAAGTTTATGAAGACATAAAGAGACAATTAATGGAAGGATCGCCAGAAGAATTGCTTGCAGGAGATGATATTGATTTATTGGCACCAGAGAAAGATAACTATGTTGGTGGTTTCACATATGTACCTGAGAGAAAATATGACAGACTTTTGAGAGAATTCGGTTTTTGAAAAACCATATAAGGTGAATATTATGTTTAGAAGTTATAAAGAATTTTTTTCTCAGAAAAATACATCAAAGCCTGAAATCATGATTTCATTAGATGAATATCGTGAACATGTTTATGTAAATCTCAGTGGAATGGTTCTAAAGCATGATCCTATAGGTCGTGATGCTCTTAAAAAAACATTTGATGTGAATCAGATAAGAAGAAGAATGGAAGAAATAAGTTATCCTCATACAGAGGCTTTTATTATTTCTATTCAAAATGGTGATCCTCTAAAAATAACAAAACAAATTGAAAATGTTGATTTGTGGGTTTATAAAAATTCAATACAAACTGATGTTGTTCAATTTCTTGAAGGAATTTTTCTAACATATCAGTCTAACATCATTAAAAAAACCATCCATCCAAATGATATTGACAAAGCTATTCTTACATTTGTTGAAAAGTCTAGAACTGTTCTTGGTGAAATGACATCAAGAATTGAGTCCATCATAGATAAAATTCCTTGGGATAACCATCCAATTTATATTGAAGCTCTGGTTCCAGAAAATGATTGGGTTGCTGACACAGCAAGAGTTCATATTGGTGAATTTTATAAATCAAATTTTGATATAAAAAAAACAGATAAAGGACTTAAAATAGAAAACATTGTTTTCAACGAAATGCCGCAAAAAATAATTGATCAAATGAAAAATCTAATAGCAAGATTGAAAGAAAGCCCAAAAATTAAAAAAATATTGTCTCTTTATATGTCACAACCTTCAAAAAACAGAACCCTATTTGAAAGAAAAAAAAGAGATGTATCTTTGGGAATTAAAGCGGTTATGCCTCAAGGAACAATGCTGACAAATTTGCCTTATTCTGAAGGTGATGATGTCTGGAAAGTAAGGATCGATGACGAAGGCATTATTCGCAATTTGCAAGAAGGAAATATAATTGGCTACAACTTGATAGAAGATGCGAATATAAGATGGATTGAATTAGTGAGGTCAGGAAATGAAAAATAATACTGAAAATTTGAAGAATCATTTAATGCAGGCTTTGGCCGATTCTCCAAACGATTTCAACTTACAAGAAGTTAAAAGGTTGATTGTCAGAGCAATCGATCTAGTTGAGGATGTAGAGAAGAAGAGAAATATCAGGGAAATGAGTCATGAGAAAAGAAAAAATACATTTGTTGTTAAAAAATCAGATTATTTTAAGGCTTTGAACGCTATTGATCATGAACTTAATGCAGAAAAGACTAAACTTGAACAAATCAAGAATAGACGAAATTTGCCTAAGCCAATAATTGATGATAATGGGAACAATGATGATGAGTTGCACAATGTATTTGGATAAAACTTATATTTTAGCAGAACTTCCTGAAGATCTTGCGGATGATATCATATCATGGGGATATGATTATGTAAGCGATGATTTTATTTATAAAGAAAATAATGATTATGGAAGAACACACAATACACACGTTACTGTTCTTAGTGACTTGAAGCAGCAAAATGTAAAAAATATAAAAGAAACTGTTGAAACTGAATTGCCATTTAATTGCACTCTTGGCAATATAAAAAAATTTACAACCAACAGTAAGTTTGACGTTCTTTACATTGAGATATTGGACGAAGAAATTAAAAAAATACATGATTACTTAAGTAATTCTATAAAACATGATTCATTTTATTCAAATTACATACCGCATGTTACGATATGTTATTTGAATAAAGGTTGTGGAGAAAAGTTTTTAGACAATAAATACTTTTATGGCAGGACATTTAGAATTGATGAACTTTTATTTTCATCGCCTGAATCAAAAATTAAATTAATCTTAGGAAAGAAAAAATGAAAACAGCATGGCGTGGAATTCTCAAGATAGACCAAATTGAACACATTAGAAAAGGCGAAGTAATTTGGCGTGATGAGAACATTCACAATGTCCTTCATCAAGAAGGAGAATCATTCCTTCTTTCTGTCTGTTTTGCAAATGATGGATCTATATTGCCAAGTAACTATTATTTTGGTCTTGATGCAAGAGGAACTATTCAAATTTCAAATACTATATCATCTTTGTTTGACGAACCAATAGCTGGCGGCTATTCAAGAATACCAATTAGTTCGTCATCTCAATTCACAATAGAATCAGTCAATGGCATTTACCGTGCAACAAGTCCAACTATCATTTTTACAGCATCAGGAGTTGGATTTGGACCTGTAAGTAATCTTTTTATGACAACAAGTTCTGATAATTCTGGTGTTTTAATCTCGTCTGCCGCTCTAAGTTCGGCAATAACACTAGCTTCTGGCGACACAGTAAATCTAAAAATGTCTTTGCAACTGCACGATTCTGCTTAACCAATTGTTTCAGTTAAAGCTTCAATTGGTCTTATGTCAATATAATGAATTAGATGATGAAGTTGATCATTGATTTGAAGTTTCTGATAAAGTCTGAATTCACAAAATTCTTTACCTCCATCAGCAAGATCAAGTAACGATTCACTTGTTCCTATTTTGTTCTGTGCTGTTTTGATTAGTTCTTCGCTTACAGTATCGTCTGCCTCTATATTTGGCATAATGACCGTGAATCCATCATCAGTTTGTTTGATGTTCACACCTTGTCTTGGGTTTTGAATTTTATATTTGCAGAAAATTTCCGGTGCTGGTTCAGTAGTATTTCCTTTGCTGAACCATACTGGTACACATATGCCAACAACATCTATGTCTTTGCCTTCATTCAGGCTATAGCGTTGTTCTTTGGTGAAATATAAATAATGCGATACAGTAAGTGTTGCCATGATTAAATCCTTTGAGACTATATATTTTAGGCTGATAATACCGGAGTTGCAATGCTTAAAAAAACAACTTTTTTCTTTATAATTTTTCTTTTCATAGTTTTTCCTGTTAATTCACATCAAGATGTGCCAAAATTTTATGATATTGATTCTTTCGACAACATGCCAATTCTCGAAAGAGACAATTTTGGCAATGAAAATCAGCCTCCAATTCCCAAGCGTGGACCAGAGTTCAGAAAATATCTGGCTCCTTCTGTAAAAATCGCTGTCGGTGGGGCCTCAGGTTCTGGAACAATCATACATTACGATAAAGTCAAAAATCTTGCCTATGTTGCAACATGTGGTCACCTATGGTCTCAAGGAGTTATGAATGCAGATGAAGGCAAAAAGCGCAATATTAAATGTAAGGTTATAACATGGTATCACAATGATCTTAAGTTAGATTCACCAAAATCATATGAATCAACAGTTATTTTTTATAGTTACATCAATGGTCAAGACACTGGTCTAATTACTTTTACTCCTGATTGGGAACCAAATTATTTTCCATTAGGTCCAAAAAATTACAATTATATCGCTGGTCAACATTCTCACTCTGTTGGTTGTGATGCGGGTACTGAAGTGGCTCATTATGACATTCAAATGCTTGGAATAGAGGGTGCAGATCTTGTTTCTGAGAAGAACTCACCTCGTCCCGGTCGAAGTGGAGGAGGATTGATGGACGACAATGGATATTATATAGGAACATGTTGGGGAACCCAATATCGTGACGGTACTGGTAAGGGCTATTTTACACCTTTATTTGTCATTCATAGGTTTTGGGCTAAACAAGTCGGATATAATTTTCTTTTGGAACAAAAACAAATTATTGGAAACGCTAAACAGATCAGAATTCATGACAGAAGCGGAAGTAAAGAAGAATTTAGACCAGAATATATATTGCTGCCCTAAGTAGTACGATAAGCAACGCATATTTTGCGCCAATCGCACCTGCGACATTGATCTCCAACTCTTCCATATGTTTCATCAGGATCAGTTGAAATAATATGTTTGTATGCTTCGTGCAGTTCTTTTTCAGCTGTCATAATTGATTCTTCATTGAATCTCGTAGAGACTAATTCATTGCCATCAAGGTAGAGCAAGGCTGCTCTAATGTTTTCTGGCTTTGCTCCAAAATGTTTGTTGACTACTCTTGCGTAGCATCTAAGTTGTAAGTCTTTGCCAATATTACCAGCATTTTTACGCCATTTGCCTTTTTTAGTGGTTTTGTAATCAAGAATAAAATATTTATCGTCACGAATGATAAGACGGTCGATGACTCCTGTGATCATGTGATTATCAGGTGGTTGCATATCATACTTAAATAGCCATTCAAGTTTACCATCATAGCCGATTTGATCATTGATTTTTTTAATGTTTCTTAAATGTTCTGGCAATTTCTTTTTATAATCAGGATCAATTATTGGGGCGGGTTTTCCTTCTTCGACTGCGATTTTTCCAGAAAGAACTTCAGCAGCAATTGTTTCAATCGCTTTTTTGCCTTGCTCTTGCACATAGACTTCTGCTATCTTATGGACAACTTTTCCATAGGTGAAGTATGGCTGAACAGGTTGATCTGAAACCATTTTTAGATGGTATCGGTATTTATAAGCAAGTTGGCAAGAGTCCCAAGTTTGTTTTCTTGAAACCGATATATGTTCGCAGATGAGTTTGTTATTTTCCATATAATCATTCTAATGGCCAATAAGTGAAAGGTAAAGCTATGGGCATACCATTCAAAAAATTTGAACAGTGGGCAATAGATCGTTTTGGAGCAGAAAATGTAGTTGTGCGCCCACCAGAGATAAGAATAAATAGCATATTTGAGACAGATGACGACGATTTTCATTTGTGGTGTAATCCATCTGGAGGTAAGAAGAAACGTAAATACGGTTCTTTTCATTGCTTCAAAACAGAAAAAGTTGGAAGCTTGGTAAAGCTTGTAATGATTGTTGATTCCTGTGACAGGGATACGGCAATTGCTCGTTTGAATGGCGTTACCAGCATTAGAGAATTGGAAAAACAATTAGAAGCAATTTTTGCAGCAGAAGATAAACCTGTTGAAAATGAAGAGCCTCAAAAAAAAGAAGGTCTGTCTTTACCTCCTAATTGCCTTTTAATTTCTGATTTGGGAACAAACAATTGGTGGCGACAAAAAGCTGAAAGTTATTTGGAATCAAGAAAATTATCAATCAACGGTTTGTATATCTGCAACGATGGCCGATACAAAGGCAGAATTATAATTCCATATTATGACCGACAAGGAAAATTAATTTATTTCAATGGTCGGGCCTTAGGTAATTCAAAATGCAAATATTTAGGTCCGCCAAAAGAAATCGGAGTTGGTAAAGAAGATGTAGTCTATATGGCTGGGCCATGGCCAGCCGCAAACAGCCTTGTTTACATCTGTGAGGGCGAATTCAATGCAATTAGCCTTAGGCAGGCTGAATTAAATGCTGCTGCCTGCGGTGGCAAAAACATGGGTGAAAAGCAAGCCTTACTTTTAAGTGATTACAGAGCAGTTCTTTGTTTGGATAGAGACAATGCTGGTAAGTCTGGAACATTGAAGATGAGTTCAATAATTACCACTTTAGAAACGGCAAAAAAAACAACTGAAAAATTATTGTATGTCATTCCTCCTAAAGGATACAATGACTGGAATGAATTTTTAGTTAAAAATAGCCCTGCTCTATTGCATCATTACATTATAAAAAACCAAAGGCCCCTAGATTATTCGGGGCCTCGTGGAACAGTTGCAGATTATTTAGCTTTTAGTGATATATGGCAATGAATTATTTTTTCATCGAGTTACCTTTTCTTTTTCATCACACTCCAATAATTGCAATATGTCTTTGTTTTATGTATAATATGTTAGGAGAATTTCATGAGCGAAAAGCTGTACGAAGATCTTGATATAAAGGATGATCATTTTTTTGCAGGTCTTGACAAGATAGTTGAGACAATAAATTACGATATCAATAAAGTCGATAAAAGTCTTTACAGATTAGAAGTGACTAAAGATTACGCTCTATCAAGAGTTTCCAAGGAATCTCTCGATGAAATAATTGGTGAAAATCGCAATGTTGCAACTCATGACTGCAATCTTTATAAATTTAATAATATAAGTTTTGATTTTCTGCACAAGAGGCTTAGCCGACATTTAGTTGGTAGAAACATTAAATCAATGGGAATAAGTGGTCGTATATGGTATCCAGTAAATGGATATATGGGATGGCATACAAATAATAACAACAAAGGATATAGAATTTACTGTACATTTGCGAAAGAAGGTGAAAAATCTTTCTTTCGTTTTCGTGATCCTAAAACAGAAGAAATCATAACATCTTGGGATAAACAGGGATGGAACTTTAGGATGTTCGAGATTGGTGAAAAACCAATTTGGCATAGCGTTTTTTCTGAAACAGACAGAATTAGCATAGGATATAGCTTATACACATCATGAAAATTACATCTATAAAAAAACTACAAGAGCAATTTGTTGGTAAAGTATGTACTGTTTTAACAACTGGTATTGCAAAGAATAATTTTGAAGACCATCAATTTGCTGATTTTTTTACGGGAATAGTTGAAAACATTGATGAAGATGGAGTTTTCACAAGACATCATGTAACTGGATGTAAGAATTTTTACACCATGGAATATGTTGTTGGTATTATTGAAGAGCAAGTCATTGATGAAAACAATCCTGAATATCAAAACATTGTAGAAGATATTAAGAAAAATCCACCAAGAAACCCTAATGGAATAGTTGAAATTGATCCAAATAAATCGCCTTTTATTGATCCTGCAACATTAGCATCCTTGCAGAGACAAGCGCATGATTTTAACAAAAAAATGATTGGGAAAAATCAACCGTAACAAAGTTGACGGAATTTCAAAATTTTTCTCTTGGCTAAACCAACAATGCTAAATGATTCATTTGTTGTATGCTCTTCTGGATCAAGACCTGATAAAAGAGCATTTAGCAAATTGGCGGTTTGTTTAAGACTTTTTGCTTCTTCAAATTTGGTAGTGTAAAATTCTCTCACGCCTCCAGAAGGTAAATCTTCAAGCTCCCTCAAAATGACACTTTCTAATTCTTGGTAAAAAGATTCTTTATAATCTGGTAATCTTTTGCTTAGTTCTTTGAGTCTTTCTGTGTTTCTACCAAGGATATCTAAATCTGATATAATTGTCTCAATGTATTTTGCTTCTTTTGATTTTTCTTTTTCTTGGACTAATGGCTTGGTGCTGATTGTTGGTTTATCTGTATCATCAGTTTTTGGAGTATCATCAGTTTTTGGAGTATTAACGGGTTTTGGAGTATCATCAGTTTTTGGAGTATTAACGGGTTTTGGATAATCTTCACTAGAAGTTAATGTATAATTTCTTTTTAATTTTTTACCTGACAATGGTTTTGTTTTTCTTATCCTATTTTCAGGGGAAAGAGGCGCTGTCTGGTCTCCAGATTTCGTTTTGGGTTTTTTTTGAGGATCAACAATTTCTGTTGACTTTTTAACATCTTTTCTTTTTACAATTTCTTTTTCTTCTGGACTTAGTTTATAAGATAATTTACCTAATTTTTCATACGCATCGGTAGAAGCTGTTAAAACTGGAACAAGAACTTCTTTCATTTTTGTTTTGAGTAAAGCTGCATGTTTGTCGATTATTTGCATAATTCTTAAATTTGATAAATCTTCTTCATTTATTTTGCCTTCTAAACTTTCGCAAGTTTCTCTAAGATCATTATAGCTTTTTAATGATTCTTTTTTAACTTCAGATCCAAGGCCATATCCTAGTTTGTTTATTGAATAATAAGGGTTATTTTTGTTATCGTATCCGTGCCACACATTGGCAACAAAATTTTTGAATCTATCCCAAATTCCACGGTTTTGAATACTTGATCCTGTTATAATTTCATGCTTTAGATCTGAAATCCATTGATTAACTACATCATCAATTGCAGAAGAAATCTTCGTGATTTCCTCTGCTTTTTTCACATTTTCGTTAATTTTTCTAAATTTCAACATACAATCTCCTTAGGACTATATATTGATTTTTTTTTAATATTGATCACTTATATATTCGCCAATTTTTTTCAATGACATTAAGCATGAATCAAAGCGATGAAAATCACTTGAAATGTATTCTAGTGCTATTTCGTCGAATTTTTCTGCTGCAACATCATCTACTTCAAAATAAATGGCTTTACCACGTTTGCCAACAACTTTATATTTATGCATAAGGATATAGGCAGCAGCGCCTAGATCGGTTACAAATCGATAGTTTTGTGGGTTAAAATTATATTCACCAATCTTTTTCAAGCTCATGATGCAAGCATCAAATCGATGAAATTCACTTGATAAGTAATCAAGTGTAAGCTGATCAAAATGTTCAATTGCATGTTTGGGGTCAACGACAAAAAAAATGTCTCTGCCTTTTCTTCCAACAACCTTCAAATCATGCATTAGAAGGTAAGCGGCAGCACCTAAGTCGCTGACGCTTTTCTGATTATATTTCATTCTTTGCCTTTCTTTTCACTTCGATGCGGATTCTGCTGCTATCAAGCATCCTCTACTAACCGAGTACAATGGGTCAGCAGGCTTGATGACATTGCCAATTTTTATTGGCAATTCAACCCCGCTAAGGGTTTCCTTAAATATTTCTGTAAATCCATTAGGAGAACTGGTTCCACCAGCAATTACAACATCAATTTCGCCATCAGTTCTGACAGCCTTGTTGATGTCTGAGAATCCTTTTTTAAGTCCATTAACAGTATGCTCAATCATAAGTCTATACTGAGTATGAACTGCTCTTTCGACAAGATTAGTTGGAGACTTAGACAAATCTATTTTAGTTTTTTCTTTATTGATAAATGAAATGCTTTCTCCAGTAGCCTTAGCTGCCTGACGATCAATCCAGTCTCCTGAATTAACAATCGCAAAACTAAAGACAGGACTGCCATACATTGCGTAGCAAACATTTATCATTCCGGCTCCAAAGCTTGCGGCGATACCTGTGAATGCTTTCTTGCCAAGCTCTGCATAGACCAAAGCTAAGGCTTCGTTAATTGGATGAGCGTCTACTTTATATCCTGTTTCATTTTTATAAGCATTGAAAATTGCTTGTAGAATTCTCTGGTGATAATCAGCATCGGTATCTTGATTAACAGCATTGGCTGGAACGCAATAATACAATGTTTCGCCGTCCTTTTTGACGCCTTCAATCAAGTTGTGCATCATGATGCTCATGATTTGAAAAGCATCTTTTTCTTTTGGATTTACACATCCATGAGTCATTGGGCGCTTGAGTTCTAATGCACTCATTGTATAAGTCATTTCAACTGCTGCTTCGCCAAGTGCATATGCTCTTTTTTCAAGTTCAATCAATGGCACACCAGCTTGTTTCATCATGTCAAAAACAAACCTATTTTCTAAAGGCATTTCAAGAAAAGCATTTACTTGACGATGATAAGTAAAGTTTCCTTCTCCATTTCTGCGACAAAAAACGAGATTATAGGTTCCAACGTCCATTGAGCAAGCCATTTCAATTCTCCTTATACTTTTTTTCCAAATTCAATTTTAGGTGTGGGATTAAAATCAGGAATTTCCCACTTAGGATTGTCATTAGTGGCTTCTGTCTTCTTTGAAACAAAAGCATCTGACACAACATGAGTAGGCGCAACGGCAATTTTAAGATTGTCGCTGTTCAAATTGATTGTAAGTTCTAAAGAAATAGTGACATGTAATTCACCATCTTGAGTCACAACCTTAACTGTATTTGGCTTTAATAAATTAGCCAATTCGCCTCCACACAAAGCTTCATAGTCATTATAGTTAGTTCTGCAAATGAATTTTATTTTTCCACGGCCATGTCACAAAAAGCTGATCTATTCCCGACTTTATTTCTTCTTCAGAAATTTCAGTTAGACAAGGCTTTAATTCATTTTTTGTTTTTGGGCATGTTCTGTAATTATAACATGGACCACAATCCCATTTACCGTTATCAAAATGTTTTTGAACTAAAACAAAATCATAATACTTTCCATAAGTCTTTCCATTAGCAAATGTAAATATGCCTAAAAGAGGCTTTTTAAGTCCTCCTGCTAAATGAAATGTTGCTGTATCTACAGAAATAACATAATCTGCTGAAGCAGTGTAGTATATCCATTCTGTTAAGCTAGTATTTTTTATTGTTTGGAAACCATATTTATCATCCTCTTTTTTGCTTAAAACGACAACATTAAAATTGCTCAAATAATTGTCAATAATCTTTAGATGATGAGGGGTAAGACATTTTGTCTTGATTGCCGAATCAGGAGAAAAAATTATGATTGGTTGATCTTTCTTTTTGCGAAATTCTTCAAGTTTATTTTGATATATCTTCAAAAGATCGGTATTCAAATTAAAATACATATTATGATCTTCTAATTCATATCCGCATGATAATGCCCAAATATCGGATCGATGTAATTTACATTTTATTCCATAAAAGCTTTCATATTTATTTGAAACTTTAACATCAGTTTGATAAAAAACCAAATATTCTTCTTTTTTAAGTTCTTGTGGTCTGACGAATTTACTTATGAAAGGATGATCTTTTATTGCGTCTAAATATTGATCTAAACAACAAAAGTGAATTTCTGCGTCTGGCATTATGCGTTTAACATCTGCAAGACACATTCTGTGTATGATGATATCGCCAAGACCTCCCCAATCTGAAATAAAAAGTATTTTATTTCTTGTCGCATAAAATTCTTTGATAGAAAGATTGCCATTTCTCATGACTTAAAATAGTAAGGCCTAGTGCTGAGACTAGGCCTTGAGTCTTAAAATATTTTATATTATTCAGCTAGTGCAGACGCTCTTAACGGAAACAATAATTTGAACAGTCTGATCGCTGCCGCTGTCGTTGTCAAAATTCAATTTGGTTACTGCGAGGTCGCCATAATTGAAAACTTGAGTGTCTCCAGCCTTGAGATCAAATATAGCTCCAGCTAAACCATTAAGTTTTACACGAATGTCGCCACCGCTAGCATCTGTTGAATTAATCTGTACGAAGTTAGCAGGATAACCATAATCGCCAACTATGTCAGCTTCATTAGCTGCAAAAGCAGTTCCATCATTTACAGATAAACTGTAAACTGTTGGGAAATTGTTTTCTTCTGGAATGTCGCTATAGATTGAACCATCATCTGTAACAACTTCAATGAATGCTTGATCATAAGGAACTTGTGGATAAGCAAATTTTTTCCAGTAGTTGCAATCAGTGAATGTATCACCATCAGCAAGTTTGCGATAAATTTTGTTTGGTCCGGTAACATAAACTGTACGCTGCACAGATGTGACAAACTCAGCTGTAGTTGCCGGATTCAGGTCAAGAGTGCCCTGAACATTGTTATTCAAATTTACTCTGAATACGCTCATTTTTCTCCTTGGAGGTTAAATAAAAATTTCCCTACCTCTTTTATATTTATGCAGGAGAAATCAGATCATATTCACATCTCAACTATTTCTGCAAAAGGAAACATCTTCTTAAATAGATTTTCACCAATTCCCGTAGGAATAAGGGTAACTTTTTTACCTTGGGCCGCAGCCTCGTAAAGTTGCTCGTTTTCAACGCCAATAACCCAATCATAATTTTCATATGGTTCATTGATTGCGATAGTGCAATTTTTCAATTCAGCCAATTGAATTGCACTTTTTATTTGATAATGATTCAAACTTTTAACAGGAGCACAACAATTAGTTAAAAGAACTGCTGAACCTATATTCCCTTCTTTTGTTGAAATTGGTTTAATTTCTATTTCTGATTCATCCATAAGTTCTTCAACTGGATGAATTTCTTTTTTATATGATATTTCACGAATATAAGCAAATTGTTTTTTGTTTCCCATTAATGTTGATTTATCGAGAGTTCTTGGTTCATCTTTGAATAGATATGTCAAATCGTCTTTACAACATAGGTATATTTGAATACCGGGAAATGCTTCTTCAATATATGGCCTAAGAAGACGCAATTGGACAAGATATTCTTTACTATAACCAAAGTATGCAATGCAATAATTATCTTTGATTTTTGCGTATTCTGGAAGAGGGATCATATGAACCACCAAGATGAAATAGGGTCAACTGTGAATGCACTCCAAGAATTTGTCAAGGAGTTTGGTTCTCAGGATGAATATACTAAAATAGTAATGGAGATTCTACTTGAAGAGCTTTTTTCAAAAATAAAAGAGAAATAAAAATGGCCAACAAAAATACAGATGTTTATATTTATCTTGCAAAAAGAGATAAAAGTAGCGTCAAAATATTGTTTATTTGTAGAGGATTGCCTATTATCGCATCAAGACTGGAAGACGTTGATTCTCTCAGTCTTCCATCTGAAATATCAGGAGAATTAAAACAAAAAATTTATGATAATAGAATCTATTGGGAACCGTGGATTCAATCAGCTGATACTTTTGCTGATTTCAGGGCTGCTCTTAAAGTTCGCAGTTATAACAACATTCCTCTAAGTTCACAGCCCGAAATCTACAGTGTCACGGCACAAAGCAATGCAAATACAAAATCATTGCCTCAAAAAACAACAATGATTCGTAAAGGCACTTAGTCTTCTGATCTTTTCAAATGCATTCTGTGAATCATGAACGAACCACTGTCTACTGAAACATACATGTAATGGCCATTTTCTTCTGTGATTGTGCCACCATTTTTCTTAAAATCTTTGGCGACTTCCAATAATTCACCATCTTGAGTTTCAATCCTTGAAATTAATTTTTTCAGAGGAATCTTTGACTCTATTTTAAGACCAACCATATTGGATTTTCTAGCATCATGCTGATCTGACATCCATTTTTTGAAATCACTCAGATTGAATGGGCCAAAGGGATCGTCATTTGTGTAATTCCATTTATTCATATTTTTCACCACCTTGTTGAAAAAACGGAAGGATATCTTCCTCACTTATATATGGCGCATGCTTATATTCTTGACTGCTTGAATGATCAGCTAATTTTGTTTCATAATAAGGATGATTATTAAACCAATAAAAAAACCCATCAATAATTCCATGCGCTATTTGCTGCTGAGGATATTCATACAAACCATTATTTAATTTTATTGATCCTGCTCTTTCTCCGCTAAAACTATCATCACAACAAAACAATAATATTTTTTCTGCTCCAAAATGATAAGCTAAATTTATAGCCGCACAAATAGAGTTTCTATTGTCATCAACCTGCCAACGAGCTTCCTTCATACCAATTCCTGCATATTTTGATTCATTAACAGGATAATATTTGTACTTTGAACCCTTATATGCACTCATGAATTTGTAATTTGTGCGAGATGAAGCTATACATTTCGGCAAAATTCTTCCTCTTCTTGGCAAATAACTCATGCATTCTTCGTATGGATTGTTGATTACATACCAAGACATAGACCTTTCTGATATGTTCCATTTTACTAAAGAACCATTAACCCCTATAATTGATACTGATTTTGGTAAACTTGCCAGAATCTTCTGTTTATTGACAAAATCATACCCATCAGAAACAATGACAACATCTTTTATTTGAAAATTTTCCGAATCAATCCAAGTGTATTTGTCAATACTATTTTTTGTTTCATTTTGTAAAAATGTAAAATAATCTTTAATTTCAATGGTTTGGTTCAAATCAATATAAGGAACCTGTTCCATTGTAAAATCACGAACCCACATTCCTTGCGGTGTTAAATAGTATTTGTTACCATCAGAGGTTTTTTTAATTCTTTCAGACATATAATCAAATAAGTTATCAAGCTGGTTTATTACAAGGCACAAGTGCAAAACATGGCTGATCACCATTTTCTCCTGTCAACTTGCTAACATCAAGATTAATCTTGACATCAATTGGAGCGCCCTTATAAACAAGCTCAATTTCTGGTTTATCAGGCATAACCAACTTGATCTCAGAAGGTGCTCCAAAAAGTTCAATTGCAGAAGGAATACCAATAACTTGAATCTTGTCAGGAATTCCAGAAGCATCAATTTGTATCTTCGGCATAATTTCTGGAACTTCAAGTTTAATTGAACTAGGAAGACCAAATGCTTCAAGCCTTATGGCTGATGGCAAATTAGTTGTCAAAAGCTCAATTGTTGATGGGAAATTATCAGCATTAATCGTAATCTGACTCGGAATCGCAACATCAGGACCAATAATTTTTATGTCTGGAATTACAGGTGCTTCAATCCTGATGATTGCAGGAATGTCATGAATGATTCTAATGTCAGGTATTTCTGGAACCTTTAATGTAATTTCAGATGGAATGCCAATATCATTTGATTGAATTTCTACAGGCTCAATTGGGCTGTATGCTCTCTCTTCTGAAAAGAGATCTGTACTCTTATTCATTGCAAATGGAGTTGATGAAGGGCATGCAATTGTCACAACACAACTTAAAGTTGGAATAGTACCCCAATTCACATTGATCGGGCCAAGAGTTGGAGCACTAATGTAAATTGGCCCAAGCTTAGGAGCATCAATATAAATCGGACCAAGCTTAGGAGCTATTACACTGATTCTTTCTGGAATGTCATCAATAACGCTAATTTTTGATGGAATGTCATCAATAACAATAATTTCATATGGAATGTCATCAAGAACATATATTACATCTGGAAGATTATGAATCACTTGAATAACATCAGGAACATCGTCGAAAACATATATTTCTAAAGGAATGTCATCAAGAACTTCAATAACAACCGGAATGTCTTCTATGACAGTTATAATTGTAGGAATGTCTTCTATTATACTGATTCTAACTGGAATGTTGCCAACAAGACTAATTTTACTTGGAATTGTGCCAATAATGCTGATTGTAGACGGAATAGTACCGACAATTGAAATTATACTTGGCAATTCTGATACAATTGAAATTGTACTTGGCAATTCTGATATAATTGAAATTGTACTTGGTATTTCTGATATAACTGAAATTGTACTTGGTATTTCTGAAGTAACTGAAATTGTACTTGGTATTTCTGATACAATTGAAATTATACTCGGTATTTCTGAAGTAATACTGATTATTGGTGGTATATTTGTTATAATTGAAATTTCCAAAGGAATATTATCAATCAGAATAATGCTTAACGGAATGCTATCAAGAACAGGAATGTTCAAAGGTATACTGTCAAAAACAGGAATGTTAACAGGTATGCTATCTTGAACAAAAATGTCCAAAGGTATACTGTCAAAAACAGTAATTGTTGTAGGTAAATCTCCAATCAATGAAATTGTTGTAGGTAAATCTCCAATCAATGAAACTGTTGAAGGTAAATCTCCAATCAATGAAATTGTTGTAGGTAAATCATCAATTACATAAATTATATCTGGAATATCATCCGACAATGATATAATCGATGGAAGAGGGGTAACTGAAATAATCGATGGAATATTAGCAAAAACCGAAATAATTGATGGAATATCGTCTTCAACAATGATGATTGGCGTAATATCATCTTCAACAATAATTATTGGCGTAATGTCATCTTCAACAATGATGGTTGGCGTAATATCATCTTCAACAATGATGATTGGCGTAATATCATCTTCAACAATGATGGTTGGCGTAATATCATCTTCAACAAT